TGTGTCGTTAGGCATAGCACCATCTGTTGAAGCAGTTGTCAACTGAACCAATCTATTACCAATCTGAATCATCAAATTGATTTCTTGTCCTGTTTGTGTGACCACACCTGACGTGCTGGCTGGCACCAACACAGGGTTGGGAGTAAACACAACGGCTGCGGCCACTTCTTGAACCGTGCTGACAACAGGATCCCAAGTAATACTGACTGGATCGCTCAAGGGACCATACACACCTCTAAAGCCCAGTTGTGCCTTTACAAAATAACTTTCATTTGTTTTGTTTGCGGCAATACCAGCATACTGCTGATCTTTGATGTCATTAGGTAAGAAACCTGTGGTGCCTGAGTTGGGTTGTAGGCTGGCAAAGTAGGCATAAGTTTCTGCGGCAGGTGTAGTGTTGCTACCTGCTTGAACATAAAACAACTTGATCTCATCCCATGGACCACCAACAGCAGGCAAGGTTGTTCTAAGTGAGAAGTTGGGGATGGCCGCAACAGAGTTGATCAGGTCATTTGGAAACGACACCACTGGCTTGGAACTATTGGTTCTGGCATTAACTGGATCAATACCAATGCGTTTGATTAGACCAAAGTCTCTAAATGCTTCATCGCTATACACATCTGGATTGTATTCTAGTGCTGTGATTTCAACTGCTAGAGCACCTTCAGCACTTTCAACTTCCTTGACTCTGTTGATGCGGAATAGTTTATTGACCCAGGCATAGATTGGATTGCTAACTTTGATAACATCACCTGCTTGTGCCTGTATGCCGTAATGACTGGCTGTGAATGTGATAACAAGATCTTGGCGTGTTTGTTTTAGTTCTATCAAGCCAATACGATCTGCTTGAACACTACGATTGGTCAAGTCAAGTATCATGCTGAGTTTGTTGGCTGGCTCATTGGGATTCATTAGAGCCTGAATACCTGTCATGTCAGGATGTGAATAGCCACGTTGATCTTTGTTGTATCTGTCAACATATTCTATTTCTAAATCATTGTACAAGTCTGTCAAGTTGGTGGCACTTAGGTTAACACCACTTAAAATATTGCTGTCATCAAACACCAGTGCTGTGGATGTGTCAACTGCTTTCTTCATTACAATACGCCACTGACCAGCAACCACATTATAACTTAACCAAGCAGCCGAGTTTTGTAGGATACGATCCATGTTGTCTTTGACATTTACAGAGGTATCTAAAATACCATTGATTCTATATCTTGGAGTTGTGGTATCAGCACCACCTGCCTTGTTCTGTTGGTTGGCAGGAATAGTATCTGCCCATGTGTTAAGTGCTGAAGTAGTTGATGTATCAATTTCATCACTGGGAATACCAGCACCATATCTAACACTTGTGGCATAGTCCACAAACACATCACCAGGCCTACTCAAGCTGTTGGTAATGTCAAATGTCAGTGTTGGTAAGCCAGTGACACCTTTGTCTTGCTTGTAGTTGATTTCAACAATGGCAAATACCAAGCCACTCATCTTATAAGTTGAGTCCCAACCAATCATTTTGTTGTAGGCTAAGGAGTTATCCCAACCTGAGAATGGTGTGCTACTTGAACCATCATACAACCAAACACGCACCAAGCCGTTTAGGTTATCACTCACGGTATCATTCTCAGCATCAACACTCTTTACGGTCTTGATTACTTTACTTTTGTCTGTGGCATCAAATACCAGTTGTTCATCATTCCAATAAATGCCTGACAACTCACCACCATGGCCTGCTGTTCTGGCACAAGTGAAAGAACCTGATTGTGTCTTCTCACTTAGGACCAAGCAATAGGTCATTGTTTTGTTTTCATTGCCTATGTTGGCATCTGTGATGATACCATTTGTATAAGCACTACCATACACTACAGGAACGTAGTTGGATGTTGCTGGTGGAAGTTGAACTCTGCCACCTTGGTCTCCTGGTTGATTGCGTTGAGCATTACCATTGATGGTTCTACTGACAACATAACTGGTTCCAATAAGTGCTATTGAACCTACAATCGTTGCTGTTGCTCCAGCAAATCCAAGAAACTCACCTATCGCTAATGCTATTCCTGCTTGTGGCATTTCTATTCCCCTATAATGTACTGAGATTCATAAAATTCAAATCCCAGTTTGCTAAAATCTATATCTTTTGTCGTCTTGGCTCTGCCAATACTATAACTGAAAATCTCACCTGCTGACTTCTTTAGTTCTGCTTGCTGTTTGTATTTAACTAGCAAGCGTCCACCAATGCTTGTGTCACGAACATCTGGCCTAACCCACCACAACAATTCTTGTAGTCTAAGTATTTTAGGTTGCCACACATCTGGATTCTTGGCACTGATCAAAAAGCCTTGTAGTTCATTGTTGTGTTCAGCAATCAAACACACACCACTGAGTCTACAATAATCTAGAACACGAGTAATGTGTGTTAAATCATAATCATGTGTGAGATGACTGCTTCTACCTGCTTCTGTTCTAAACAGCCGCATGCCTTCAATGACTTGATCATAGTCATGTCTGGTGATGTTTCTGATCATTAGAACACTTGATAACTGGTATCTTCTGTGCCACCACCTGAACCACCACCAGTAGAACCACCTCTACCATTTGAAGTTGTCTTGGCTGTGTAAGGCTTACCAAAGTCAAAACTGCTGTTGTGTAAGGTCAGGATACGATCTAAACTTGGATCACTTGCGATGCCTGTGGCACCGCCACCTAACTCATCGTAGTATATCTTGTAATCACTGGGATTGGTTCTACGACCTGACTTCTTCTTACCCAAGACACCCATGCTACTGCTACATTGTAAGGTAATGGTATAATAAGTGTTGGCTGTATTGTATTGACTTAGATTCAAGTCTTCAGCAATGTTGTAGTTGGTGACCATGCCTGAGAATCTACGGAATACGGAGGTGCCTGACACTTGTGTTTGATTTCCGTTGGGATTGAAGAACACGCGATGTATGGCAATGGGACTGCCTTTGATCTGTGCGTCCAACACGGTCTCTACATAGCTGTCATTGATACCTGTCAGCACAATGCTGATTTCTGCTTCGCTGTTGGTTAGACTATCAGTGATATCACTGATGCCCAGTAGACCATTTGTTGTAGCATAGGTGTTGCCGTTATACACAATATCTTTAAAGGCAGTGGTGTAATGTAGCGGAACCATGACATTTGATGCGTTGACAATTTCAATATCAATAAGAAGTGCGTGTTCAATGGCATTTGTTGTGACTGGTGTTATTACATTCATAGCACTACCTCTGTTAATTCAAAGTCGCCTGAGAATGTGACTAAGCGATCTCCATTTACTCCCTGTGTAGGCAAGTTAGTGGCCACTACTCTGTATGAGCAGTTCTTACCAACATAAATGTTTTGTCCTGTGATAGAAACATCTGCCATGACACCTCTGTTGAGAGTGACACTGACCACGCTGCCTGTGCCACGTAAGATAGTACTGCTGACCACATAAGGATATCTGCTGTTCTTGGGTTGAATAATATCACCTGCGTAAAATAGAACTGCCCCACTACCAAGACTAGCAATGGCACCTGTAAATGCCAAATTAATCACATTGCCTGTGTAGCCACCAATGGTAAACAGGCTCTCAGCATTGGTATAACCTGGTGCTCCACGATAGTCCACCAACCAAGTTTGTCCAGTAGCATTGCCTAACTTAACTGCTGTTTCAACATAACGATCAGTCACATATAATTGTTCTAGTGTGGTTCTGTTATCTACATAACGTAGACCACTACTGGGTGTGATTGTAAACTTGAAAGGCTTGTTGGAGTTGCGTACTGCTGTGATAATCTTTTGATTACGACTAACACTTTGTGCCACCACAGCCATGCGTTCAAACTCTATTGCTTCTGCTGTGTCTATAATGTATTGAAGACTCATAGTCTACTCCTTAATGGTAAATTTCTACGACCACGTTCACTGACACCAAAGATAAACTCTGGGTCGCTGGCCACTAGACTCTTGAAACTGGCAGCATCTACTGCTTGAATATTGTATGTGACAACGGTGTTGCTGGCACCACCAAATGCTTGGTTGGGTGTTATTGTTCCTGTTCCACCTGGTGTGAACATTTCAGGACCGCGTTCACCAACCATGTAGCTCTTGCCTCCCATTACACTACCACCTGAGGCCTTGCCACCACCAAAGCCAAAGAAGCCAGCAATGCTACCAAATATGTTTGAACCACCTGAACCACCCATGCCCAGTAAACTACTGAATATGTTTTTAACTTGACTCTTGGCAAACTCAGCAATTAGGCTATTGGCTAGGTCTTTGAAACTCAACTTACCTGTTCTAACAAAACTAACAATGGCATCTTCAACACCTGATGTGAATGTTGTAAAGTAGGTCCTGGCCTGCTCTGCTGAATTCTGTGCGGCATTTTTGTAGTTGGCAAATGCTTCGTCCCAACCTGCTGACCATGATCTGCTGAGTTCCAAGTTGGCCAGTTGTGCTTCAGTAATTGTTTTATAACCTTCAGCAATGGCATTTAATCCATCTGCCAGTTGTTGGCTTTGTTCTGCTGTTAGGCCATCACCGTTTTCATCAAATGCTTGGCTAAATGCTCTACTGGCTTCAAGACCTGCTTTGCGATTTGTTTCAGCAAGGTCTGCCATTTGCTTTTGTAATTCACCCTTGCCAATTTGACTGCCAGCAAAAGCAGTATCTTGTCCTGCTCCAATGATGCTCAACTTGACATTACTCAAGGCCTCTTGTACCTTTAGTTGTGCTTCCATGGCCTTGGTCATGTTTTCAAGGTTGCGTAGTCTATCTTCTTCTATGAGTTTTGCGCTTTGAAAAGCTGTCATAGCATTGCGGACTCGTTCAACTTCCTTGGCACCTAATTCTTCAACCAGTTTGATTTGAGCAGTTATTACTCCAACGTTCTTTTGTTGATCATCAGTGCCTCTAGCCCATTCTTTGCGTTTTTCAACCAGGGCGGCAGTGGCTGTTCTAATTCTCAAATACACATCTTCCAGGGCACCAGCCATTTCTACTTCTTCTTTGGTCTTGCCCACAAGTTCAATTTGGTCTTCTATCAGTTTCCTGGATTCTTTACTGGCGTTTGTAAATGCTGTTCCTGTTTTTGCTATCTCATCTTTTAATTTGCTGTAGCGTTCTTGTGTGGCTTTGATGGCATCTTGTTGTTCATCCCAGGCCTTTTTCATCCTGTCGCCTTGCTCTTGTTGTTGCTTTAATGTTTCAGCATTGCCACCACGACCTCCGCCAACGGTATCAGGAGCAGGTTTGATGCCTGCTAACTTTTTGCCTGCTTCAACAAGATTATTAAACTTTTTAACAACTGAATCAATAATATCAAAGTTAAAGAACTGCTTGCTCAAGAAGTTGACTGCTTCTGCTAGACTATAGATGAGACCTACTATGCCTATAAAGCGTAGGAACACACGACTCAATATAGCAACTGAACCTATCAAGGCTCCAAAGCCACTGGCAGCACTTGCGGCTCCTGTGACAACTCTGGTCCACATGTTGACAAAACTGCCTAGGTCTTTTACTATGGCAACTACTGGTGCTGCCAACACAGCAATAGCACCTCCAGCACCTCTTATGGCTGTTATACCTGCGTTGGCTGCTCCTGTGACCACAGCAATACCACGACCAAATGCCAGGTATGCGGCAATGCCTGCTACAATGGCTGTGATTAGACTTTGGAATGCTGAGGCTGTGATGTTGACACTTTTGACAATGTCATTGAGTGGTTGAGCTACTTTTAACAATGCGTCTGTCAAGTTGCTGAACTGACGTTTCATATTCTCACTGGCATCAGCACCTGACTTTAATGCGGCCACCGTGTCAGCACTGATGTAGGTTTGACTCTGACTTTGCTGAACACCTGAAAAACTTACACCCTTGGCACTTTTACCAAACAAGTCAGTTTGTGTTCTAATCTGCGCTGTGGCACTACTAAGCCCACTAATACCAGCAATACTTTTCTTTGTGAGTTCTTCAATACCATTCTTGTTTAGGTCATCAACACTGATACCAATTTCTCTAAATGATTTCAGTGCTGAGTTGTTGCCATCACGAGCCTGGGCAATGCTGTCAGCAAACTTTAATATGGCCATTTGTGCGCCATCAGCACTACCACCATTGACTTCAAATGCGCGGCTTAGTCCCAGGACACCTTCAATGCTGACATCACTAGTAGTACTAATGTCCTTGATGGCATTGGCAAAGGCATTGGCCTGTTGTAGTGCTGTGGCACTGATCAAACCTGCTATGGCAGTTTTTAATCCACCCAGTTTTGATACTAGATTATTACTGACTAGGCCAATGCTGTCAATACTTTTTGTTGCGTTCTTACCAAATGCCTGAGTAGTTGTGTCAGCACTCTTGATATCTGCGATATACTTTTTGTTGTCTACTTCTAGAACAACACGAATATTACTTGCCATTTCAAATTCCTTTCAATCTGCGATCAACTTCTTTTTGAATCGCCCTTTCAGTTGGACCCAGGATGCCCAGGCCATCAGTTTGCGGACTCCAATTATCTTCTAGTCGCTGTGCGTAAGGATAATCAGCAACTACACTTGAACCTTGTAGACTAGTGTTCCTACGAGCATTACCTGTGTTCTTGGGTGTGTAGGCCTTCATCACATCCTCAGCAAACTCAGGTAGGTCAGCAACAGCTTTCTTTGCCTGATCCATTTGCTTATTAAAACTGGTAAGGTCTACTTTAACCATTAACGGTCCTAAGTGCTTCCAACAAATCTGCTTCACTAACTTCAGGAACTTGATTGGGATTCATTTGACGCTCTTGGACGAGATTTCTGTAAGAGATGGCAGTATCAGCAATGAATA